TATCTGCATTCAATGCAATCTGTCCAGTGGCAGAGTTGTATGCAAGTCCTGCAGTATCAACACTGATTGCACCACGGGCGCGTGCATCGGTGAAGTAAAGGTTAGAACCTTCAGCAACATCATCAGTATCTGCATTCAATGCAATCTGTCCAGTGGCAGAGTTGTATGCAAGTCCTGCAGTATCAACAGAGATTGCACCACGTGCACGTGCATCTGTGAAGTAAAGGTTAGACCCTTCAGTCACATCATCGGTATCTGCATTGATAGAGTATACACCGTTTGAGTAAGACAACCCAGTACCGGCACTGAACTCTGAAAACACATCTGACAGTTCAACACTCAATACACCTGTACCAGAGTTGTATTGTAAAAGTTGTACATCAGGCCCTGCAACAGAGGCAACAGATACTGCACCACGTGCACGTGCATCTGTATGAAATAGGTTGTTAGAACCTTCTGTGATTTGATCAGACGTTGCATTTAGGCTGAACTGTCCACCTGAATATGCAAGCCCAGTACCGGCACTGAAAAATCCCTGGATCTCTGACTGGTCTGCAGTGAATACACCTGTCGATGCATTGTAATCAATCCCTCCAGAGGCTGAAAACTTTGCACGGATTTGTGCATCAGATAAACCACTGTTGACCAAATTCCAGTCTGCAGATGTACCTGCAGTACCACCATTATGAATATATGACTCAATAGGTGAAGGTGTAGTTAAAAAGACAATATCGCCTTCTTGAAAGTTCGACCCGGTGTACACATTTGCAATAAAATCTGCAAGGTCGGTTGCAGTTGTATTCACTGTTACACTTGTGATTGTCAATGGGTCAATCTTAAGTTTGTTAACTCCACCATCTGCAACTACTGATGCATAGTTTGCAGAGTCAGGATGTATACCATTGATCACATTTGAATGTAAGTATCCACGGGTTACAACGTGATTGTCATTTGAGATTGTACCATTTTGTTTGATGACGCCTTCGGCAATCAGTTCAGGGGCTAGAAATCTTTGAGCCATTTTTTATACCTCTATGTATATATGTTGTTTGTTTTGACTGTTTGTTGGCAGTCACCTGTAATATATCACCCCAGTCTCTGTCGTCTCAAAAATGACAGTGAATGTCAGATTGTTATTGTATGTTATATCTCCATACACCTGTTTGCCATCAATCTCAATCCAGATGTTAGGCCTGTACCCCAGTCCATGAGTGACTGATATAGATGATAGATTTGTGAAGTCATATCGTGATGGTACACCTGCACCATCACTAAATCTGAATGTAGCCATGTCGAACCTCTAGAACTTGAATGGTGTTTGTGTTTTACCGTTCTGACTGTAGTATGCCTGTCGAATGGCATCACGGTTCTGTGCATAAAATGACGGGTCTGTTGCCCTGGACAATAAATCATTCGGTGCAGGTGTACCCTGTCCATGTGCTACACCATTATTTGATGCAGGTGGTGCAGGTGGTGCAGGTGTGTTTGATAGACTTTGTTGTGTTTGCATCTGTGGAGGCATCTGATTTTGTTGTGGCATTGATGCCTGTTGTGCACTTGCCTCTGCAGTCTGTTCTGTTGTGTTTTGTTGACCTATGAAAGGACGTAAAACACTGGGGGCAGTGTCAGGTTGTTCGTTGATGTTTTGCAACCAGTCCGACAACGGTTGTCTGTCCTTTTTTGAACGTCCGTTCATCTCTCTATCATATGCCCATTCGACTGCATCACGTACACCGTTGTCTGTGATACCGTACTGACTGATAACTGTATGACGTTCATACCGACTGTTGGCAGTTGTAAGTTCACCACGTAGTGTCTCAACCTGTGATGTCAGATTGTCGACTAGACCTATTTTTGCAGATGCCTCGTCGAGTCTTGACTGATACTCTGCCAGTTGTGATTCTGTGGTTGTTAGTTTTTCCGAATACTTTGCAATACGTTGTCGTACAATCTCATCGACATGTGTCTTTGCAACGTACTCGACACCGTCATGTGTGATAGTTTTACTCATGGTTTACCCTTTGTTTTATAGTTAGAATGACAGGTTGTCCTGTTGGATTTTTAATAACATCTTTTTTGCATCCAGGTCGTCAAGGTCAGGATGTAAAATCTGAATGGCATCGACCTTCGAGATGAGGCCGGCCTGCAATAGTGCCATCATGTTTTCACGTTGTTCTTTTGACTCCTGGGGTGACAATGGTATTGCATGGTATTCGATACGGTATCCTTTTTCAGGGTATGACGTACCCATGTATCTGTTTGCAATCTTTGCACTGATTTCCAGTGTCTCAATGTCTGCACGTCTGAAGGCAGGTGCATATTTCCTTTGACTTTCACGGAGTGATGAACGACTGATACTGATTGCAAAACCTGAACGTGGGTCACCACTCATCTTTTGTATATCAGCTGGATTGATACCCATGTATGTAGCCAGTCGACGTTCATATACTGTGATCGACTCTAACATTGCAGAGACATCACCACCTGCCTGATACTGACCGATTTGTGGTTGTTGTCCTGGGGCGAGGTCTGGGTCAGGTGCAAATACTAAAATGGATGCAGGGTCTGATGCAATAGCCTGTCGACGACTTTCTAGATTGTTGTCGAAGGTGTCAAGGCCTGCAAGCGTTGCACCCATCAGATAGCGTTGTGGGTGTGAACAATCACGTGCCAGGTGTAAAAAATATGTGTACAAAACAGATGCATTCAGACTGCCCATCACGCATTCTCGGTTGCTAAAACTATCAAATAGTTCACCATGTATCTCTGAATGATACAGACTGTACGGTAAAAATGGTACACCTGCACTGTCTCTGTACGGATACTGTGCACCTGACATTGTTTGTTCAAGGTATTTTGCAGTCACATCCTCATCACGTGCCCCATTTGCATTGACTGTGTATATCTCGTACACAGGATTGTCGAGGTCTTTGATTGACAGGTGGTCAATAGTCCACTCGTATTTTTGCATGTCGTTGCAGTATCGCAGTCGGAGTTCTTTGATTGTATGGGGTCGTGATGGGTCGCCTGCAGAGGCCTCTGCCTGAACCATATCTGCAGTCACAATACGATACAACAGGCCCTGCCCATCATCTGTCATGTCGACACGTAAAAATGTTTCATTCATTCCAATAGTAAAGAACTGCACACGTTGCATCAAGGCCCATAGACCTGCATGATGTATCAAACCTTGACGACCGACTAGACCCTGGGCCTGTCCTTCAGAGGTCTCTGATACTCCTACAGTCGGAGGTTCTGCATACAAACCACACAGTGCCGTCGTTGCAGACTTGAATACATTCGACGACATGTCAGGTACACCCCAGGTCGCTTGTCTTGACTCTGGTATATGGTTTGAGATTTCGTCGATGAGGTCTTGCATCCACTGGCCACACAACATTCTACGTCTCAAGGCTAGATGTTCGACCCGTCGTTGTGTCACTGGGTCTGTGTGTAGTGGCATCGGTGGTATTTGGTTATTGTTATATGACATTGTTTACCTTCGGAGTTTTGAGATTTTAGGTGCACGGTACTGTGTGTCTATAATAGGCATTGTAGCATATCGGAGTGCATCTATACAGTGTTTCCATTCAGACATCGTATCCATACCACCCGACTTTTTTAGTGCCCAGTATTTGAGACTTTTAATGGTACGTTCACAACGTGGAAAAATTTGAAAGCGACTTGCACACATGAGTTCGTGCAGACTCTGACACCCATAATACACACTGTATTTTGGTTTGTATGCAGTACGTATTCTGAACGGTAATTTGCCTTTTGGATATTGCAGTACATGTGCAAATGCAGATGTCAACATTGTATTCGACATCCGACCACCATTTTGTTTTGACCCACCGTGCGACCTGTCACCTGTCCATCTCTGTATCATTGCAATCTCTAGACCGTTCCTTTTTATCATCGCGATGATTGATTTTGCATGTATCTCTGCAGATGCACCGGATGCCACATATTCATCTACCACATAAACTATCGGTTTGTCTGGTTCTGTCATATCGACTGCAGTCAATATTGCAACCTGTGATGCTACATCATGACCGTGGTCAATACCGATAGACCAAATGTATTGACGGTTTGGATCGGGTGTCAAATCAGATACCAGGTCGTCAGTGAATGACTCAAATATACGACCTTCAGGCATCCCACCGTCCCAGTCTCCGTTCATACGAACGTCACGGTCTAGAGGCAAAAAAGACATACGTAGTTGTTCAATCTCTGCCTCTGACATCAGAGGCCGGCACTGCAATGGAGTGCAGTTTTTTACATTCATGATGCCGACGTGTTCTTTTACAATGCCATCTTTGACAAGTTGTTTCAACCATTCAAGGGGTGCACCGATAGGTGTCAGTGTAAACAACATAGACCCTTTTGTTCGTGTTGTCCTGGCCTTAAGTTCACCGAATAGGTCAGGTGGTGGAGGTTCATCCACCCATATGTGATCAACAGTACCGGATGCAATACCGAGTGTACCCTGATTTGTAGTTTTGAACCTGACAAGACTGCCATTTTTGAACCTGACTATGGGTGCACCTGTGCCTCGATACCCTTTACCAGGTACAAACTCCACTGATGGGTGCAGTTCATGTTTCGGTACAAGGTCGTGAAATTTGCCCATGATAGTTCGTGACTGTTCCCATGAATGACAAATAACCCATACCTCTATCGGTGGAGGTGTCACAGATTTGTACGGATGTACACCGATGCACCTGCAGATGGTATCGAATGCACCACATACTGTTTTGCCGATTTGATTGCCGGCCCTGAATAAAACCATACGTGATGAAGTATCAGACAGTACATCCTTTTGTATTTGGGTCGGTCTCCAATACCTCAACGGGTTTTGTTCTGCATCTGCAGACAACGTGCCTGCAGTTCGTGCAATGGTGGCAAGTTTTGACAGGTTCAATCTGCACCACCATCAAACATCTGCAAGGGTGCACCGTCTAACATATCAATCAATCTATCCTTAAGAACTGGAGGCAATCCTTTGACTGCCATTGCAATGGTTGCCAGTAGTTCATCTGGATTTGTTACACCATCAATCTCCTCTGCATCTGTTCGCATCTGTGTCCATTCATCATGTATTGCAACGTGCAGTCGATGAAACTGGGGTAATGCATGCAATGACCCACGTTCACGTGTACTGTTGATGTCACGTGCAATCTCTGACAGTTTTGCCTGTCTGAATGCAAGTGGGTCGACAATCACACCGGCATCTGACTCGATGATGGTTTGTGGTGTTGATGTATCAGCTGGTTTATCTGTGGACTGTTTGCCCTGGAGTTTTTTATTTTGTCCATTGATGATACGACTGATTGTTGATTTGTGTACACCGTATTTATCTGCCAACGACTGGTATGTTTGTCCTCCTTCAGAGTACAACCGTGCAATCTCTAACCGTTCACCCTCTGACAACGTGCCACGTGTTTGATTTTGTGCCATGCCTTCACCCTAGGTTGCAGTTTTATTTTGACAGGCAAGAGAAAAAGTCGTGGTCAGTAG